CCTTTTCACCGCCCGGACCGTAAGCCTTGGCAACATCAATCTGCGTCGGAAAATTGGACGCAACCAAAGTTGGCATTTTAAACTACTTTCTAGGATTCTTACATCAAGCCGGACGATGAATTTTGGCTGCTTCGGCTGGGCCGGAACTGTAAACCCTATCCCAAGGATCAACCTGTTTTTTGGGCGGTTCGGGCGGCGTCCCCTGAACGACAGGTTTGGGTTGCACCGCTTTCATTCGCCTGACAACAGCCTTGAAGATTTCGGGGCGTCCATCCTGGTACATTGAAGCGAGGCCCTTTGCGAATTCCTCGCCGAACTCCTGGACGACACCCTTCTTGTAAAGGGCTTTTGATTCCTCCCAGTTTTTGCCGCCAAATTCGGGATCAGACTTGAGGTCTTGAATCCATTTGGTGTTTTGTGCTTTCAACATCTCAAGATCGCGTTGGCGTTCGCCATGAACGAAGTCAACGAGCCTTTGAGCCTCTTCAACCGTCGATGCGGCGGTCACAATGGCCTCAAGTCGTTCCTTCGGGATAGGTGAATCCTTTGGAATTTTCAGGGAATCCAAGGTTGGCTTTTGGGAAGGTAAATCCGTTAAAAGCTGTTCCGTTGGTTTCTCTGCCGAAGGGGAGGAAGCGGATTGTTCAACCTTCGCTGGTGCTTGGGGGGTTGAACCCGATTCGGTCTTCGTTTGAGGCGTTTCCGGAACAGTAGGGGATGCGGGTGCTTGGCCTGCTGTTGGCGCCGGGGGAACCGCTTCTGGGACTTCGGGAGCCGTTCCACCAGCTTGTTGTGGTTCAGGCATAAATTACCTTCCTTTCGCTAAATTTTCAACAAGTTTCTTTTTTTCAGCGGCAATTTCATCTTGCCGAACGAAATATTCCTTTTCCATGAGGCTATAAAGGTCATAGCTGCCGGATTCCACAATTCGGTCGAAAATCCATTCCGTGACGGCCTGTTTGCCGCACCTGAAAGCCATTTCGGACCCGTTGCCGCTGAAACAATTCCGCCGAAGGCCGAAAGTCACGAAAACCGAATAAACAAAAGCCCTTCCTTCGGGGGTACTCAAAACCTTCCGGATGTCATCGTGCAACCGCTTCAAATCCTTTTCGGCCAAATGACGGTCTACCGGATTCATTTCTTTCTCAAGTTGCACTTGTCCCTCCTTGGGCTTGCTGAATCAGTTTTTGAAGCATATTTGAATCGCCGCCGGTGTTTGCTGCGCCAAGATTCTTGGCTGTCTTGGAAGCCTGTTCGGCCTGAGCCATGGCTTGCTGTTTGGCCTTCATCTCGTTCATTTGTTGTCGGATTTTGGCAACTTGTTGGGGGCTGTAGAGGAATTTTGGAGGAAGGTTCAAGGTTCTAAGCCGATAATCGCTGACTTCATCGGCGTTGAGCCTTTCGGTTCCCGGCATTTGTTTGACCTGGGCCAAGGCTTCCTCGCCTTGAACAAAAGCATCCATGGCGTTGATATCCCCTTGCTTGAGGGCGATGGCAATTCTTGAAATGACTTCAACTTTTAGGGGTTTTCCGTGAAGCCCCTTGGGTGCGGGGGGAATCACTTTTTCATCCACCATGATCCAATACAAATCCATGATCATTGGTTGAAGCCAGTCAAAGTTGAAAGCACCAAAAATCGGGCCGAGAACGCGGCTGTTTTCCTGAACTCGTTGCAGGACTTCGGTGGCCGTCAAAGGAGTTTTGCCCTCCAAATTGGACAAAGCCCTGAAAATATCGGCCATGCAAAGTTTGTCAATTTCGTTTTCGGTTTGAAGCATAAATTCCTGTACGGCTTTCAAATCGGGTTGGATTTGATAGGCTGGTGCAAATGCTTTTCCGGGGCCAGCACCCCCTGGTACAACCGTCAGGAAATTTGGGGTTGTCCCGCGATAACCCCCTCCGGTGACGCCTGCGACTTGTGGGTCGGCAACCATGGGCGGCTCAATCACTTTTTGAAGACCATTGAGGTACATCTGAATGGCTTTGAACAAACGCCAGATGGGAGCCCTCGCTTTTGCTCCTGGTCCATCGGTTCCGTAGGAATCCGTCGGTTGCCGAAACCAGCGAGGGCAATAAACCGGGAAGTAATCAAATCCTTCCTCGCGCAGGATTTTGCCACCGATGCCCTGGCCGTATTCGTAGTAATTGAGTGAAAACTTTTTATATTTGGAGATGTACTTGGCTTTTAGGGAATCAAATTCAGGGTTGGGCATGATCATCATAATGACGTTGATCCACTCTTCATGCCTTCTTGGGTCTTCGTAGATGAGCCGCGTAGTATCGCTGAGGTTGTCGGTATTCACGTTCCCATCGGCATCGGTGCAAAATTCCTCAACAACTTGTTTTACCTTCATCCTGAATTCCCGGCAAAAGGTATCGGTGATGCCGCGGTTGTCATTGGAAATATAATAACTCCCTATGGGATATACGGTGAAACGGACCAGGGAAACAGGATCGCGCTCCATCATGATCGCCCCAGTCAAGAATCTTGAAACCGACCGATATAGCGAAGGAATTTGCTGATAGAAATTCGTGTTCAATAAAATGCTTTGAAATTTCATGGTCACTTGGTGGAAGAAATTCCAAATGGTTGGATCGTCCCCCAAGGGGTCTTCATCGTCCATCAAGCCGAACTTTGCCCACGTCTGGCTCATGGGAGTAATGCCTTCTTGTAGGCCCGAAACCAAATCATCAAAGGATTGGAGGTGTTTGCTTGTCAGAAATAGGTCCGTAACAAAATCGGGAAACCCAGCCTGCATCATGTCCCAAATAACCAAATGAGGGTCAAGAATTTGCTGAATGTCCATCCAGAGGGGAACATAAGGGGCACGGTCGGCTTGGAGCCTGGAACGAAGCTGTTCCATCATCATGTATTTGTCAACGGCCCTATCCGTAATAGGTCTTGTTTTTTCGGTTGGGTGGGCGACGAATGCACTTGCCATTATTTATTTTCCACCTTCGGAATTCCGGTGCCGCATGAATTCAACTCATGGGCCTTCATCCGTTTTTCAATTTCTCGGCCCACCATGGCAAAGGAATCCAATATCCATTCCACAGAAGGGTCGCCGATATAAACCGATTCCACGTCCCGGAAATCGTGGCCACCTGGATGGAATACTCCCACGGCTTTTCGTATGCCGTATTTCTCGCAGAGCTTTCCCATATCGTAGTTGAATTTGTTGGAAGCCTCGAAATCCATCGTTTGTCCTTAAAGCTCGAAAGGTTTTCGCGTACCTAGCATTTGTTGACGTTCTACGTTTTCGGCCAATCTCAGCATGAAAGCTTCCATGGATCGGGCAATCCATTCGATGGAAGGATTTCCTGCGGTGGCGAAATAGATTTTTTTGTCATCGCCCTCAAAAGCCAGAATCATGGGGTGGGTCTGATGGGATTCCATCAGTTTTTGAAGTTCGGCTTGGAATTTTCCCATTCGCGTTGTATTCATTTTCCGCCCGTGAATTGTTTGATTTCCGGTGAAAGTTCCGGTTTGGCCAGTAAGGTGTTGTTTGCGGTGAAATCCCCTGTCGGGGATAAAAGAGAATTTTCCTGTGAATTACGTTCGGCGATCAATGCCGGTGCGGCTTCCTCGTTGAGAAGTTGTTGATGGGCTTCATTGAGCAAACTTGATTCTTGGGTTCCCAAACTCTTGGTCAAATCGTTCGCGGAGTTCGTGTTCTGGACCGATTTAAAAATTCCAAAAGCGGACGAAAGAAGACTCAAACCTTCAAGACCTGCGCCAAGCCCTCCGCTCATTTTTCACCTCTTCTCAAAAATTCCGCCCCATCCCTGGACAACCGTAGGTTTTTTAATCTTGGGCGGCTCGAATTGTTCCAGTGGATTTATTTCCATGACCGATTGCATGGCATGGTTTGTTTCAAACATCGGGTTCCCGAACCGGTCCACAAAATCCACGGACTTCCTCGTTTTCTCTGGGATGGCGAAGGTCAGGACGAAAGCGTCCCACATATCCGGGGATTTCCCGATCCTTTTCTTGACCATTTCCTTTGGTTCGGCCAACATCTTACCATTTTTCATCACGTATTGGGTAGCGGAAGCTTGGAGAGCGAGATCCGGCACATTCGGCAAAGCACCCCCTTTTTTAACCCACATTGCGGCTTTCCAGTACATTTCCGTGCGGATATTGAAGAAAAAGCTGTTGGACGGTTTTTGGTTGAACTTGATCCCAATGGAGGAAACGCCAAGTTGGCTCAAGGCTTCCATCAAGGCAAATCCATATCCTCCTGTAGCATCCACCAAAACATCCTCAGCTTCCACCAATTTGCGTTGAGGCAACATCATATTGGCCATATCGAAACCGATAGTTGGGGAAGAGAGGTTTGCCCGAAGTTCAAGAGGCTCAAAAGCCTTCATGCCTTGGCGCGGGAAACTGTAGGATTTGTCTGTGCCGTCATAGGCGACATCCACACCGAGCCGGGGGCTCATGGCGGCATAAACGGGGAGGTTATAATCCCGGGCCATGGCTTCCTGGACATCCTTTTGACCCAGGAAGTTATTGAAGCTTTGATCGGGAAATTCGCCGAGGACATAGACCTGGACGTAAGGATAATCGCGGCCATAGGTATCAATGAGTCGTCGGCATTCATTTTCGTCAATCAATGTGGAATGGTTAGGGTCGTCGGGATCGCCGGTCATGGAAAAAGTTGTCCATAATTTTCGTTCGGCGTTGAAGGCA